AACACAGAACAAGATGTTAAATTTAACGGCATAGATAACGCTACACCCACAGCTTCTTTCATTCAGGATGATGGTGGTAACTACTCCCTTACTGGTACTGGTAATACTACTGTAGTGTGTGGCTCTGCAGGTATCTATAGAATAGGCGTGAGTTTGTATTTAACCAGTATAGGAAATAGTGCGGTAGCTACCGTATCCCTATTAAAAAATGGGTCATCACTACTCTCTCCCCAAAGATCGAAGGGATCAGTTTCAAAAAGTGTAACATCTTACTTTTGGACTGAAAGTCTATCCGCAAATGATCAGATAAAAATAACTTTAAATATGGCTACGGCAGCTGCAACGATAGCAGCGGGAAGTTGTTTAGAGGTTCATAGAATAGCTTAATTAAATACAACACCTATGAAAGACAGTCATAAGGACTGCATTCGTGAGATTCAAGAGCTGATGCTTGCGATCAACGAAACAGTAAAGAAGTACGAACTGGAAGACGAAGTTCTTATAGCTATGGCTGTAGGGTTTTTAGATATGGAGGAGAAGAGCATCCTACCAGACGAAGAAGGGGTAACAGTAAAAATGAACCTGCTATCTTCAATCTCTGTAGAAGATGAAGAAGAGTTGGAAGACCTTCTCTCCTACGTGGAAGAATCGTACCGAATAGAACAAGAAGACAACCCGAGTAATATCAATTACTGGATCAACCGTATGGGTAACGGTGACTTAAATTAAAATAAAATGATACGTAAAATCATCATAGGGGTAGACCCCCTAAAGGCTATGGCTTACTATGTAGGTCAGAAGGCTGGAGAATCCAAGGTGGACGCTATCGTCTTAGACGAAGCGTACCTACACAAGTTCAAAGAGAAAAGATACCTAATATACATCAAACACCCAGAAGATGGTGTGATGCTATGGAAGAGCGTGGAAAACGTTCCCTCACTTATTGAGTACGATCTAGACTTTTAACTAAATTCAATTCATATGCGTAGTATATACGACTTCTTTGTGCGCCTACCAAAGGCGTTCAATGACGAAATACAGCTAGGAGATACGAAGCTGTATCTAGACCCTAAATGGGAAGAGTTCAAAAACAGGAAGATGGAAGGTGAGGTGGTAGCTGTTCCAGAAAAGTACAAGACCCGAGTAAAGATTGGGGATACATTATTCTTCCACCACCACGTAGTAATCTCAGGAAACGGTAACGGTCAAACGGTTCAGGACGACATTTATTTTGTACGGTTCGACGCAAACAACGGACACGCCTCTCAAGCCTACGCTTTTAAGTGTCAGGATACGGGAGACATAGAGCTTATATCGGATTGGATATTCTTAAAACCTGAGGAGCAGGAGCTAGAAGAGACTACAGATTCTGGCATTGTGGTTTCTATCAAGGAGCCAGAATACAACCAATACGGATACGTACTGTACGACTCACCGAGGGTTCAGGAGCTAGGACTCAAGAAGGGAGACAAGGTGATGATTATGAAGAACGCCGACTACGAGATGGAGATAGACGGTCAGAAGGTGTACCGTGTGCATATGGATCATATCTACGCTACAGGATTCTGATGGGACGCAAGAAGATATTCAGTAGTGTACGTGCCGGTGAAGACCTGCTAGAGGCTATGGCTGAGGCGATACGTAACATTACCGAGGAGATTAAAAAACCTGTTGACCCGGAGCTTGGAGGCTCGGGTCGCAGGGCGGAACTCAAAAGCATAAAGGAGTCAGCCCTAGATGCTAAGGAGTTGATTACCGAATACCAAAAGCTCGAGACAATGATCAAAGAGCTCAAGGAAACGGGAGGCATTGAAGAGGCTAGAGACTTCTCTGGAGGTCTAGCAGAACAATACGCTAAGCGTTAGTACATATGATGATGAACAGCTGTAATATCGCAATCTATATGCCCACAAGTATTGTGTGTGTTTGCGATGTAGTTCGTTGAACCACAAGCTGATAACAACATAGCAACTAAGAATACTAATAGTTTTTTCATAGTTCTAGTGTTAATTTAATGTAAAGTTACGAAATAAAAAATAAATGGCAGGTCTTAAACAGATAGAGGGGTACGAAGAGATGGTCATCAATATATGTCCGGACGATACAGAAGGCAATATTGTTGAGATCGGAGATCTTTTCATACAGCTGCCTAAAACCCCTAGTAAGAAGAATATACTCTACCACGACAAACCCAAGGAAGAGCAGCGATGGGTAAGGCAGGAAATGCCTACCGAGCTGTCTCGTATCCGTAGTATGGATGAGTGGTACGATATGCCTAAAGAGTTTAAGGCTAAGTATGAACCCTACATCAAGCAGGAGTTTGAAAGGCGCAACAAGGGGATGTGGTTCTACAACAATGGAGAGCCTACATACATAACTGGAGCACACTATATGATGCTGCAGTGGTCAAAGATAGATGCCAGCTTCTACGGGTACTACCTGAAGTTTCAAGCAGATATCAATTACCATATGGAGGCGTGCTTTGTAGACCCTAGGTGTGCCGGTCAGCTGTACACCAAGTGTAGACGTTCAGGGTATACCAACGTTGCCGCCAGTAAGGTGGATGATGTAGGTACTTCTACCTACGATGTCACTGTAGGTATTATGTCTAAGACAGGTAAGGACGCTCAGGAGAATATCTTTATGAAGAAGGTGGTGGGTATGTACAGACATTACCCGTTCTTCTTTAAACCTATACAAGACGGTACTACCAACCCCCGTCAAGAGCTGGCGTTCCGTGAGCCTTCAAAACGTATCACCAAAAACAACAAAACAGCTAGCAAGGGTCAGGCACTAAACACAGTTATCAATTGGAGAAACACCACATCCAACGCATACGATGGTGAGAAGCTTAAGTTGTTGTTTATCGATGAGGGCGGTAAGTTTGAGAAGCCTGAAGATATACTTGAAGTCTGGCGCATACAGCGTACCTGTCTTATGGTGGGGCGTAAGTTTGTAGGTAAAGCGATTATAGGATCAACGGTAAACCCACTGGATAAAGGCGGTAGGAACTACCGTGACCTGTGGGATATGTCAAACCCCAACGATAGGAACTCCAACGGCAGGACAAAGAGTATGCTCTATAGGATTTTTATACCAGCCTACGAAGCCTTGGAGGGCTTCTTCGACAGGTACGGAAACCCAGTAGTGGAGAACCCTGAACAGCCTGTGATGGGTATCGACGATGAAGAGATTACTATAGGTGCAAAGACCTATCTAAAGAATGAGCGAAAAGGCTTATCGGGAGACAGCAACGAACTGAATGAAACCATCCGACAGTTCCCATTTACAGCTGAGGAAGCGTTTAGAGATTCTACTAAGTCTAGCCTATTCAACATAGCAAAGATCTACGAGCAGATAGAATACAATCAAGATCTGTATCCAAGCCCTGTAGTGAAAGGAAACTTTGTTTGGGCGGGAGGAAAGCAGGACAGTGCGGTAATGTTCAAGCCTGATGTAAATGGTAGGTTCAGGGTAACGTGGATGCCGCCAGACAATCTTAGGAATAAGATAACTGTAGAGCGTGGTAAGAAATCTCCGGGCAATGACTGGCTAGGCGTTGGAGGGGTGGATAGCTACGATCTTGATGCTACGGTAGACGGTAGGGGTTCTAAGGGTGCGTTCCACCTGTACAACAAATTCAATATGGAGTACCCGTCCAATATGTTTGTATTGGAGTACGCATCACGTCCTCCACTAGCACGTATCTTCTATGAGGATGTACTTATGGCAGCTGTATTCTATGGGTATAAAATACTAATAGAGAACAACAAGTACGGTATAGCTAGATACTTTGAGACAAGGGGCTACGATGAGTACTTGATGGATCGACCGGAACATCTAAAGTCTACAGCTAGAGTAGCTGTTAAAACTAAAGGGATACCTTCCAACTCACAGGATGTGATACAGGCGCACGCACAGGCTATAGAGTCTTACATACACGACTATGTAGGTATGGATTCAAACGGCAACTACCAGCCTATGTACCTCAACAGAACCTTAGAAGATTGGATTAACTTTCGTATAGATAATCGTACACAATATGACCTTACCATATCTTCAGGTCTTGCATTACTTGCTGCACAAAGGGTAAAGAAAAAGAAAGTGAAAACAGATAACAAGGACAAGACCTTCTTCCGCAAGGGCAAGTTAATACAGCGTTGAGAAAAGCATTATCTTTGCAATTGGTAAAGATTCAGCGAAACGATGAATAATCAGAAACAACAGGCTTTTCCTGATCCTCTAGCTAGTACTGAGGAGAAGATGAGCAAAGCATACGGTTTAAACTATGCTAAGTCCTTGATGGCTCAGTGGGGAGGCATAGACACTGAGGGTAGTTTATACAGACGTAGATACAAAGAGTTTGAAAATGCTCGAGCCTACGCCAACGGAACCCAAGATACTACCATATACAAACAGATTCTAAACTCACTAGACCCGAACAATGGTGACGGTACTATGATGACTCTTGATTGGACTCCAGTACCTATCGTTCCTAAGTTTGCAAAGATAGTCGTTAATAAGATTATATCTTCCTACCGATACCCACAAGTAGAAGCTGTTGACCCTTTATCTCAGAATGAAAAAGACATCAAGAAAAAGAAGGTAGCCCTACGCATCGAAAACAAAGAAATGTTTGAAGAGGCGAAGGCTGCAGGTCTAGAGGTAGATGTAGACCCACAAAAGCTACCAGAGACACCTGAAGAGGTAGAGATATTTCTAGACACCAACATAAAGACGGACGCCGAGATTGCTGCACAGCTAGCAACGAATATGACATTGAAGTGGAACAACTTTGATGAAAGGATATACAGGAGAAACGTTGAGGATTTGGTTAACTGTGGTATGGCTGTTACTAAGAGAAGTA